GAAGATAATCTTTATGACAGAATCTCAGCAAGATATACAAGAGCACTTGCACGTTCCATGGCAAACACAAAACAGGTGAAAGCTGCAAACATTTTAAATAATGGTTTTGATAACAACTTCCCTGGTGGTGACGGTGTTGCTCTTCTTTCTGACGCACACCCGCTAGTAGCAGGTACATTAAGAAATGAACTTGCTGTGGCTGCTGACCTTAATGAAGCATCATTAGAGCAATCTCTAATTGACATTGCTGCATTTGTAGATGAGAGAGGTTTATTAATCTCTACTCAAGGAAGAAAACTTATTGTTCCTTCTGAGTTACAATTCGTTGCTGACAGATTAACTGAGTCTGCATTCAGACCAGGAACTGCTGACAATGATGTAAACGCATCAAGAAACATGGGTATGATTCCTGAGGGATATACAGTAAACAACTACTTAACTGATCCAGATGCATTCTTCATTAAAACCGACATTCCTAACGGATTCAAATTATTCCAAAGAAGTCCAATTAGAACTTCAATGGAAGGTGATTTCGACACAGGAAATGTAAGATACAAAGCTAGAGAGAGATATTCATTTGGTTTCTCTGATCCTAGATGTGTATTCGGTTCACCAGGTGCTGCATAAGCATAACCAAAATCAAATCTTTGAAAGGGCGTATGTCTTTGACTGCGCCCTTTTTTTATGCCATATTGAGGGTCTAGCATGACAAATTACACAAACTGGGCTAGCAGACGATATAGAGATTGTGTGATTAAGGTCTATATAACCAAGGAGGTTTATTATGGCAACAACAACATTCGCAGGTGTCGTTAGATCTAACGGCGGCGACGATAAAAGAGGTACCTATGCTGGTTCTATGTTGATGGCAGCACAATTTTACTTTGTGCCAACACAAAATGCAGGAACTGACGTTCAGGTATCAGCAACAGACACACGAAAAGTGGTCTTACCAAAAAACACCGTCATTACAGGTGTAGCATTTAATCCAGATGCATCTGGTGGCACAAATCCAACTATTGATATCGGTTTCACTGATTTTGATGGAGGCACCAATTTTGTGGACATTGACGGATTAATTAATGAAGGTGATGCAGATGCTGGAGGCGTTACAACTATTTGGGGTGGTGACTCAGGCTCTGGTGCTGTTCTCGGTGATTTAGATACACCATCAACTGAAAGAATTAAAATTGTTGGTGGTAAAGGTTCATCTGCTGCAACAGGTGGTACAATCACAGGTATACTTTACTATTACGTAGTAGACGACGGTAAAGCAAGCGAAGGCAGATAGGAGTAAATTATGATAGGTACAAGTTCGGCAAAAGTTACTGCAACAGGTAATGTAACTACACGACCAGCAAGACTTATTGCTATTCATGCTGTTTGCGCAGGATCTGCAGGAAGCATAGTGCTAAAAGATTCTAGCACTGGAAGTACCTTGTTTGATATTGATACTCCAGGTAGTGCTACCGCAGTTATAGAAACTTACATTGGTGATGAAGGTATGAGATTTCCAAAACAGATTCATGCCACTCTTACTAACGTAACATCATTAACCTGCTTCTTTGCATAATGAGAAAACGGGACAAACAACCCCCAAAAACTAAAAAATATTTCCGCTCCACTAAATCTGGAGCGGGAATGACTAAGGCCGGTGTTGCTAAATATAGAAGAGACAACCCTGGTTCTAAGTTAAAAACTGCTGTGACAGGAAAAGTAAAACCTGGTTCTAAAGCAGCAAAGAGAAGAAAGTCGTTCTGTGCTAGAAGTGCAGGACAAATGAAAAAATTTCCTAAAGCAGCAAAAGATCCTAACTCAAGATTAAGACAAGCAAGAAAGAGATGGAGGTGCTAGATGAAGCTTTCAGAAAATACATCAATCTCAATGCCTATGAGAAATCTTATCAGTATATTGGGAGCCACGGCAGTAGGTGTCTGGGCTTACTTTGGAGTGATTGAACGACTCAATAATATAGAAACAAGAGCAACTTTATTTGAAGCTGATCTTGTTAAGAATGCAGATCAAACTCCTATAGATCAGGAACAGTTTATGCTACTAGAATTTGTATCAGATCAAGTAGAGGGTATGTCAGAAGATTTAGAAAACATGGCACATAACAAAGTAAATATTATGAGATTACAAACTGATATGGAAAAAGCACTTAATGACATTGAAGAATTAAA